TGATCCAAAACCAGAGACTGATACAGCAAAAGCTGTTGTCAGTAGACTTGGTATCAATGATGAACCACCAGTGTCTAATCAGACAAAAAGTGTCAAAACCAAAAATGGTAATACAATAACTACTAACTAGGAAATTATTATGCCCGAAGCCCAAGTTGCAGTTAATGAAACTCCTCCAATGTCTGAAGGAGATTTACAAACTCTTGCAAAAAATGAAACAGATGAAAATGGTCTTATCTTAGGTAAGTTTAAATCTGTTGAAGATCTAGCTGCCAGTTATAAAGAACTGGAAGGTAAGTTAGGTACACAACCACAGGAAGAAACAGCAACAGAAGAAGATGCTGAAGAAACAGAAGCAACAGACTTTGATGCTAATGAATACTATGGTGAAGGTCTAGCTGAAGTATTAACTGAAGCACAAATAGATCCACAGGACATATCAAATCGCTTTCAGGAATCTGGTGAGATATCAGAAGATGATTACACCAAACTAGAAGGTGCAGGTTTTTCCAGACAGGTTATAGATACATACCTCGATGGATTAAGAGGTGGTACTGGTGATAGCAGTGAAATAGCAACAGCACAGATACAAGGTATAAAAGATGCAGTTGGTGGTGATGATAGCTATAGCAAAATGACAGCTTGGGCTATTGATAACTTACCAGCAGGTGATGTTGACGCATTTAATAAACTGACAGAGACAGGTGACGCACCATCTATTAAACTTGCAGTACAAGGACTTTATTCTCAATACAGTAACGCTATGGGAGTTGAACCAAACTTAGTAACAGGTAAGGCTGCAACAAGCGGACCTACACCTTACAAGTCAACAGCAGAAGTAGTAACTGCTATGAAAGATCCTAGATATGGTAAAGATGTAACCTATACTGAAGACGTACAAAGACGTTTAGGTGATAGTGATGTCTTTACTACCCGATAGTTAATCATGCCTTATTCAAAGAAACAGATGAAGATTGCTAGAGTTGCAAAACCTAGAGATAAAATTACTAGAGAAGATCTTATGATCTTAAGAAAAAAACCTAAAAAGAATGTCAAGAGATAGCCTCAAAATAAAGAAGGTACATAAAAACCCTACTGGTGGTTTATCAGAGAAGGGTAGAAAGTATATTAATAAGAAAACTGGTAGTAATTTAAAAAGACCTGTTACTAAAAAATCAGGTCTATCAAAAACAGAAAAGGGTAGAAAGAAATCTTTTTGTGCAAGGATGGGAGGAGTAAAAGGACCAATGAAAAAGCCTAATGGTGAACCTACTCGTAAAGCACTTGCATTAAGAAAGTGGAATTGTTAACAGAATTTTGTTATCATTTTGATAACTTCTATAAACATTTCTCAATATCAAAGTGCCTGATGCGTCAGACAACGCTGAGAGAACGGAAGGGCTAAAGGAAGTTCCAAAGTAAACACATTAATCTAAGAGGAAACTCATGGCTAACGCTACAGTCTCACGCTTAGGTTTGGTTAACAACTCTGGTACTGGTTACGAAGCTTTATTTTTAAAAGTCTTCTCAGGAGAGGTTCTGACTGCGTTCTCCGAAAATAACATTTTCAACGACAGCCTTCATAACGTCCGTACAATCAGTTCTGGTAAATCAGCACAGTTCCCTGTTACAGGTGCAGCTACAGCGGCTTATCACACACCAGGCAACCCATTAGTTGGTGCTAACCAAATCTTGGCAAATGAAAAAATCATCAGCATTGATGATCTATTAATTGCACAGTCTTTCGTAACTGATCTTGAAGAACTCAAGAATCATTATGATATAAGGTCGATTTATGCAACTGAGCTAGGTAAGGCTCTTGCAAAAAGATACGATCAAAACGTAGCTAAATGTATAGCTAATGCTTCCAGAGCTTCTACTACATTAACTGGTGGATCTGGTGGTACAGTTCTTACACTTGCTAACGGTAATACAGCTTCTTCAGATGTAACAGGTGATGAAATAGCAGCAGCTATTTATGACATTGCTCAAGCATTTGATGAAAGAGACATCCCAAATACAGATCGTTTCTGTGTACTACCACCTGCTGAGTACTACAAATTAGCTGAGTCTGCTACAAGAACAGTTGATGTTGACTTTAACCCAGGTGGCAACGGATCTTTTGCGTCAGGTAAAGTACAAATGGTTGCAGATATTCCTGTAATGATGAGTAAAAACGTACCTCAAGATAACAAAGCTCCTGGTGCAGGTGACACTAACGAACTTGCTGGATCAAACAACACCTACATTGGTGATGACAGCAAAACTATCGGTCTAGTATTCCACAAGTCAGCAGTTGGTACTGTGAAGCTTATGGATATGACAACTGAGATCTCTGGTTCTGACTACGGAATCATGTATCAAGGTACATTGATGGTTGCTAAGTATGCTCTTGGTCACGGAATTCTTCGTCCTGAGTGTGCAGCTACAATCAAGCTATCTGCTTCTTAACTACATACAGAAGGGTACTCAGCAATGGGTACTCCTTCTTTTTTTCATCTCTTAAGGAAAATCATGCCACAAGGAAAAGGAACTTACGGTAAGAAAGTAGGAAGACCACCACAGAAAAAGAAAAGTGGTAGAGATTCTTTAAAAATAAAAAGAAAAGGTTTATATGCCAACATCCATGCCAAGCGTAAAAGAATCGCTGCTGGATCTGGTGAAAAGATGAGGAAACCTGGTACAAAAGGTTCTCCAACAGCAGCAAACTTTAAACGTGCAGCTAAGACTGCTAAGAAATAATGACAACAGCAGCTACAACAGAATTAGAAAGCATCAACATTATGTTGGCTGCTATAGGAGAAGCCCCAGTAAACTCCTTAACAGGTACTCTTCCTGTTGATGTAAAACTTGCACAAAGCACTCTTACTGAAGTGAACAAAGAAGTTCAATCAGAAGGGTGGAGTTTTAATACAGAGATAGATGTCACTCTTACAAGAGATGGATCTAACCACGTTTCTCTTGGAACAGATGTTATAAGAGTTGACCCTAACACCCATGACCACACAGACATTGATGCAATACAACGTGGTCTAAAACTATATGACAGGCTGAATAATAAATATGAGTTTACTAAAGATTTAATATGTACAGTTGTTTATTTTAGAAGTTTTGACGAGATACCAGAACCTGCAAGAAGGTATATAACTATCAAAGCTGCTCGTATCTTTGTTGATAGGTTAGTTAGTGATGATGGATTAAGAACTTATACACAACAAGACGAAATAAGAGCTAGAGCTATACTGATGGAAACAGATCTTAGCAATGCAGATCACAACCTGTTAAGAGGTGATCCTAGTCTTACAAGTGTCTTTGATACTTACAATCCTTCCAGAGCATTAATTAGATAATTATGGCAGTTGTATCAAGAGCAATCCCAACACTACTTAGAGGTATCTCACAAGCTGCTGACTCAACAAAACAAGCTGATCATGCAGACATACAAGATAACGCTAACAGCAACCCTGTGTTGGGTCTTACAAAGCGTAGTGGCACACAGTTTTTAACTACTCTTAGTAGCAGCACTGTTGGTAATGTACATATACAAACTATTAATAGAGATACAAATGAAAGGTATGTTGCTATTTTTAGTAACGGTAATGTAAAAGTTTATGATATTGACGGTACAGAAAAGACTGTTACTAAGCCTGATGGAACTAACTATCTAAATACCTCTACACCTAGAAGTGTTATTAAAACTGTTACGATTGCAGACTTTACCTTTGTTGTTAATACAAGCATTACTGTTGCTATGGATTCTGCTGTAAGTGCAGGTAACATCACACAAGCAGTTGTATTTATAAACCAAGTCTCAGATAAGACTACATATTCAGTGACTGTAGATGGTGTTACTGTTACTGATGACACGACTTCTGACTCTACACTTAGTACAACACAGGTTGCTACTGACTTAGTATCTGGTCTTAACGCAGGGCTTACAGGTTTTACTATTGCTCGTAATGGTCCTGTTATTCATATAAAAAAGAATGATGGCAGCAACTTTTCTATTGATGGTAATGACTCTCAAGGTAATACACAGCTAACAGTAGTAAAAGATTCAGTACAAAGATTTACTGACTTACCAACTGTCTCTCCTAATGGTTATGTAGTTGAGATAAAAGGAGATGAAGATACTAATTTTGATAACTACTACGTTAAGTTTGTTACTAACAACGGTGGTACTTTTGAAGAAGGGCAATGGGAAGAAACATTAGAACCTGGTATTACATATAAGTTCAATTACGACACCATGCCACACGTTTTAATAAGACAGGCTGATGGTAATTTTAGATTTGCAAGAGTAGATGGAGATGTTTATGGCACAACATCAACTGCTGCTACATATAGTCAATCTGGTAATACTGTTACTGTAAATCAAAATAATCATGGCTTTGTTGTTGGTCAATTAATTATTGTAGATATACTCTCTGGTACAGCTTTAGATGCTCAAGGTGGAACTGCTGTTGTTACAGCATCTACTAATTCATTTACATATACAGGAAGTAATTCTGTATCAACAAGTGGTAACTGTACTACAAAACCTGCCTTTACCTTACCCAAGTGGGGAGAAAGAACTGTTGGAGATTTAGATTCAGCACCTAATCCTAGTTTTGTTGGTGGAAAAATTAACAACGTATTCTTCTTTAGAAACAGACTAGGCTTTTTGGCTGATGATAATGCGATCTTATCAAGAGTTAGTGAGTTCTTTAATTTTTTTCCAGAAACAGTCTTATCAGTAATAGATTCAGATCCTATTGACGTAGCAGCTTCACATACCAAAGTTGCCATTCTTAAACACGCAGTAACTATGGGAGAACAACTAATCTTGTTCTCAGATCAAACACAATTTGTACTTACTTCTTCATCAGATTCTTTAACACCTAAAACAGCTAACGTAGTTGTAGCAACAGAATTTGAGTCTAGTGATTTAGCACAACCTGTAGGTTCTGGTAGCTCTATATATTATCTAACTAACAAGGGTAGCTTTGCAGGTGTAAGAGAATATATAACTCAGGAAGATGTAGCTATAAAAGATGCAAGCAACATCACTATTCATGTACCAAGACTAATACCAAGTAATATATTTAAACTTGCTGTTAGTACAAATGAAGATGTACTGATACTGCTAGGTAGTGATAATCCTAATAAGCTATACATCAACAGATGGTTGTACGGAGATAACTTTCAAAAAATATTAAATAGTTGGTCTACATTTACACTTAACTCTGCAAAATCTATCAGGAATATTGATTTTATTGGTACTGATTTGTTTATGGTTGTAGAAGAAGCTAACGGTACAACTTTAGAAAAGATACCTTTTGAAGCAGAGTTTAGAGAAGCTAATGCAGAGTTTGAATATCACTTAGATCATAAAGTTACAGAAGCAACAACAGGAGTTTCTGTTGCTTATAACTCTACTACTGATGTTTCTACATTTACAGTTCCTTATAGATTAAATGGAACTATGTCTGTTGTTGGTAGATATCTAGGTAGTGGAGAGACAAGTACTTTTGTTGATACACAAGGTAATACAAAAACATTAAAACCAGGACAGGCATTGCAGACTACCAATACAGCAAACGGATCTACAGCAACCATTACAGCTAGTGGAGACTTTAGGAATAGTAAATTTATTATTGGTGAACCTTTCCTAATGCACTATAGGTTTAGTCAACAACGATTAACTGAAGGTGGTGGTAACAATGCAGGTGAGATTGTAAGTGGCAGATTACAACTGCATCATTTCTATATCAAGTTTGAAGATACAGGATTCTTCCAAGTAGAAGTAACCCCTGAGAATAGAGATACATCAACCCATAAATTTACAGGTCGTTTATTAGGTGCAGCTTCTAGTGCTATCGGTCAGATTAATTTAGAAACAGGTACGTTTAGAGTGCCAATTATGAGTAGAGCCGATAGAGTGAATATAGATGTTAAAAATAACACCTTTCTTCCAACACAGTTATCAAGTGCTGAGTATGAAGCTATGTTCCATATGAGGAGTAGAAGAATTTAATGGGACATCTAAGAAAAGCTAACCTACAAGACCTTAGATATGTAGCTGACAACATGAGAGATGTTGATAAGTTGGAAGCCTTGTATCAAACAGGACAAGAACCACGACAAGCACTGCAATTATCTTATATGTGCAGCAATGTAAATATGGCTATAGCTGATGATAATGATCAACCTATAGGTCTTTGTGGGGTAGTTTCTGGTGGTGTTATATGGATGGTTGCTACTGATAAGTTATTTGAAAATAAAAAATATAGAATACAACTAATAAGAAAAGGACGTAAATGGGTAGAAGGCTTGTTGAAAAAATACAAAGTCTTATATAATTTTGTATATGCAGAGAATGATTCTGCTATCAAGTGGTTAAAGTCTCTTGGATTTACCTTTATCAAATACCACGAAGAATATGGAATACAAGGTAAACCATTCTACGAATTTCTGAGGATAGCTTAAATGTGTGTATTTGCTGCTGCTGCACCAGGCATTTTAGGTTTAGGTGGTACTGCTAGTAATTTATTTCTTGGATCTTTGGGTCTTAATGCAGCTACTGGTTTAGCACAAAGATCAGCAGCACAGGCAGCAGCTAACCAACAATATGAATCAGCCTTGATAGCAAACAGATCAGCAGAGCAAGCCTTTACCGCACAACAAGAAGCTACAGCAGCACAGTTAAAAGAAACACAAGCATCAGCAGCACAAGAAAAATTAGCTAAAACAATTAAAGGACTTGAAGCAAGAGGAGCTATAAAAGCTAATGAACAGGCAGGTTTAACAGTGCAGATGTTGTTACAGAATGAAGAAAGACAAACAGCAAATGCTAGAGAAGCTATTAACCAATCGTTAGAATCTGCAAGAAGACAGTTTACAAGGAATGTTAGTGGTCTTGAAGCACAGCGAGATAGCAGACGTAATCAATTACAAAGTAATATTAACCAAGCTTATAATCAGATTCCTTCACTTGGGTCTGTGCTACTTAATGTAGCTTCTACTGGCTTATCCACCTATGGTCAACTTCTTCCAAGCTAATGACATCTAGTTTTCAAAGTACAGCTTTTGATTCATCTGCAAAACCTGTAGATATTTTTGTAGCAGAACCTTCTGTCTTACCTAAAACAGGAGCAGAAGAACTTTACAGTGCATTATCAACAATAAACCCTGCTTTGCAAAAGTTTATAGGTACAAGAATAGAAAGTGCGATTGAAGATCAACGTGCTGATATGACGATGGAAATAGCCAAGAAAGGTTTTAAACAAATAACAAAAGAACATAGAGAGAGATATGGTGAAGAAGCTACTAATCAATTAATTGGTGGGAGTGTTTTTACACAAGATGAATTTGATAAAAGACAAGCACAAAATGTTGGATTAAATTTAAAAACTGATCTAGCAACTCTTTACTCAAATAAAACTTTTAATTTTACAGATAGAAATGGCAACGAAGTAACAAAACCAATAAATCACTTTGCAATAGATAGTCCTGAATACCAGGAGTTTATACAAGATGCAGCATCTCTTACTGCTGAAAAGACACAGGGATTAAGTAATAAACATTTAGCAAAAGAATTTTACCCTTATCAGCAAGAAGCAATACAACAAATTACAGCAGAACATTTAAAAGAAAATAATAAATACAAGTTAGAAAGATATACAAACAAGTTACAAGGACTTATGTTTAGTAACTGGAGAGAATACGATCAAGGTAATCAAGAAAAAGCATTAGCAAATATACAAGACATGATAGAAAGCAGTGTTGATTTAGGTCTTGCCAGTAAAGTTACACCTACAGAACTGTTAAAAATAGCAAAAAACCAAGCATCAAGAATTTTTGATATAGAACAATCATCAGGAGGTAATGGTTACAACGCTGCAAATAAATATTTAAAGATGATAGGTAAATTAAAAACTGGACCTCAACAATTACAAAAGGATGGTACTTATAAACAACGTGAATTAAGTGAATCTTTTGGTGAAGATATTTTAAAATTTAAAACAAAGCTTGCAGACTCATACGAAAAGCTTAAAAAAACAGAAAGAGAACAAGTACAAGCTGCTGAAGAATTTAATATTGAAAGATTTGTAAAACAATTTGCTACTAATAATGATGCGTTGAGTGAATTGTTAAAAACAAATCCTGATAGGAGAGAATTTATTTTTGATCAGATTGAAGTTTATTCTGGCAACAGAGATGAATTATTTGATGATTTTAATTACAGAGTGGGAATAGGTTATTACGCAAATGATCGTACAAAAATGTTTAATGATCTTGCTGAAATTAAAGCAAAAATTGGAGAAACATTTACTGATGAAGATAGAACAAACTATAACAATTCTTTTAACATAGCTAAAAGCAGTGGTGCAAGTAAGATTCGTAACTACGATACAAGAATCCAACGTATGCACACTGATGCAAAACAACTGTTAGGTAATAGTGGTTTAGACTTAAATACTTTTGAAAAAAAAGACTTTATTGAACCTTATGTTGATTTAAAGGGAAGAATTGATAGACGTATTATTGATGAAGTTATTAATCAACCTGGCTTAACTGCAAAACAAAGAGAAGATACATTTAGAGAGATACAAGCAGATTACGTTAGCAGTATAAATGCAATAAAAACTGGTGAATACAAAGACTCAGGAACATTTGATACTGAAGAAGAGAAAGAAGACAGAATGGAGAAAGAAGCTATACAAGCTATTGCAGATGATTATGGATTAAGTATGGAAAATGCTACTGCAATTTACAATGACGAGTTTGTAGAAACAGTAATAGAAGGAGAAGAAACCCCAGTGCAGACTGAGAATACAACAGATACTACAACTACAGAACCAGGTTTGATTGAGTTACTAAGAGAAGGGATTGGTAATTTATTTAGTATGAATGATGATCAAACAGAACAACTTACAACTCAATTAAGCAGCATAAGAGAAAACTTAGATGAGACAAGTGTAGGAGTTGTTGACACTATTCTAAATGCTTTATCAGGACCACCAGCAATGGCAGGTGAAATGCCTAGTGTTCTTGACGAAATAGATATTACACAACCTTTTGATTTTAATTCACTTTATAGACTTGCATTAGAAGTAGGATTTCCACAAGAAGATGCTAAAACTGCTGCTGCTATAGCTTTAGCAGAATCTAGTGGTAGAGCAGCTATAGATACTGTTCAGTCTGGTTTAGATCCAAATAAAGAAAATGAGTTCTCATTAGGTCTATGGCAAATTGATATGCAAGATACCCCTGGTTATATGGTAGGAAAAGAACGCAGACCACAATTCGGTATAGAATCAAATGAAGAACTTTATAATCCGTTGACTAATGCCAAGGCAGCTAAGATACTTTACGATAGAAGAGGTGGTAAGTTTACCGATTGGGCTACCTTTAATGACGGTAAATACAAGCAATTCTTACCAAAAAATTAAATAACAATGACTGATTCCAATTTAATCGAACAAGAACAAAACACTGTTCCAGAAGGTGCTTTTGGTATAGGGTCAAAAACTACTGATGATTTGACTGAGCAATATAAAAACGTAGAAAGCTCTATTGATTGGAATCAAACTATTGATAAAGAAGATTCTATTAACAGATATTATATGGACGAAACTCCTGTTTCTTTTGTCGATGAAGGTAGTGAGAATGATGTAAATAATCAAGCTTTAAAACAAGCAGCAGGTTTAGGTCTTGAAATAGGTGGTGGTATAGGAACAGATACTTTAACTGCTCCATTACTTGCTGCTCCATTTCCTGGAGCAAGACCTCTTTATTTTGCTATAAATTTTGGTTCTGGATACCTTTCTAATGTAGCTGCACAAAAAGTAAGAGGAGATGATTTTAGTGTTGGTGAAGCTATAGCTGCTGGATTTACTCAGATGATACCTTTCGGATCTACAGGTAAAGGTGTTAAAGGAATAGCAGGTGCAGGTCTTCAAGGTGCTACTACTGCTGTAGGTGAAACAACAGTAAGAACAGGTATTGACGAACAAAGACTTCCAACACTAGAAGAGTTTGGAACTTCAGCAACACTTGGTACAGCACTTGGTACAGGCTTTAAAGGATCAGCAGAAGGATTACAAAAACTATTTACTAAGTATTCTGGTAAATCAGCAGATGAAATAAACAGATTAATTACACCAGATGAAATAAAACAAGTTGATGAGATTTCTAAAGAAAGCAATACCCTTGCAGAACAGTTTAAACGACAACTTAAAAATGATAGAGATACTTTGCCACCAAGAAGTGAAGATGGTGAGTTTATTGATCCAGAAGGTTTTTATGGTATAGAAACAGATGAACAGTTTGATGATTTCTTTAAACCAGTAGAAAGACCACCAGTAAAACCATTTAAAACTAATCTTGAAGCTAAACGTGGGTTAAGCAAAGGTGCTGATAATTTAAAGAAAAGACTTAGGTTAGAAGTTAATTTAAAAAATGCTGATCCTAATGAAGTAGAAGCAATAGAAACATTTATCGACACTATTGGCGATAGGATGTTTGATCAAAATTCATTATCTATAACGACAAAACTTTCTCAAGGTGGACAGTATAGTTTTGGTAACAACCTTATTAAGGTTAGAAGACAAATTGTAGAGGGTTTTGAACAAGGTGCAGGTGGTGGTTTTGGACACGTTATGATTCACGAACTGTCTCATGGTCTTTCAAGATTTTTACCAAAAGAAGATTTAGCAAGATATACAAAAGAATTTAAATCTGCTCAAAATAAATATTTAAAACAATTTGAAAAAGAAAAAGCTGCATTTGTTAGAAACAATACTCCAGAATCTTTAAGACAAAAGATTGGTCCAAGTCCTATCTCGTTTAAACTTCCAAAAATAACAGAAGCAAATTATCTTAAAAAAGCTAGAGACTACTTTGATAAGAGCAAGTTTAAAAACGAAAATTATAGATTTCAAGATATTGATGAATATTTTGCAGAGAATATAACTGATGAGTTTTTTAATTTTTATAGGGGTGAAAATCGTATAGCAGGTAGTCCTTTGGATTTTGCACCTCAAGGAACTTTTAAAAGAATTACACAAGAACTTGCTTTATTTGTAGAAGATTTATTTGTCAGTCTTAAAGCTAAATTAGGTGGCAGTCAAACAAGAAAAATCTTTAATGACTATGTAAAAAGAAAAAACATTAAAAAATATAGAAACAGACCTCTAGATACGGACAATATAGAGGGTGTCACTAGAATGGCAAAGAAAAAAGACCAAGATTTAGGTGACTCTAGTCAAACTCCTAATCAAGTAAACCCAGAACAAGTTAGTAATTCACAGAGACAATTTAACCTTATTGCAAAAAGAATTACTCAATTAAAAGATGCAGGTACATTTTCTAATGTAAAAACAACAGAAGATACTATTGATGGTGGTATTGCAATGTTGGCTGATACAAATAAGTTAAAAAACCACGCAAAGATGTATGCCAAGATGTATGGTCTTGTTCCTACTGATGAACTTAACTATGCACTAGCTGAATCTATAACACTAGCAACACAAAATACAGCAGATATAAATCAAAGACTTATCAACTCAATCAATGTTACAAAAGACCCTGCTGCAATACAGACAGACATTAATGATTTAGTTACGTCTATTGGTGAAATAGATGAATGGTTACGTCTTGGATTGCCTTTAAGAACTGAACAAGGTAGAGGTCTGAGATCAATGCAAATACCTACACAGGGAGTTCCCTATGAAGAGTTTGCAAAAATGACTGCTGCTGAAAAATATAAACTAAACAGAACAGGACAGTCTGATATAAGTATTAAATCATCAGAACAAAGTTTGCAGTTGCAAGATTTAAAAGCAAAACTTACAAAAGCTTTTGAAGAAGCACAACAAACAGGTGATTATACAAAATTAAATAAGCTTACAAATACAATCAAAAGATCACAGGGTAGTGTAGAAAAACTATCTGCTTTATATAGAACAGGTTTACTTGGTAGAACATTATCTCAATTTAATCAAGGTGTAAGAGTCTTTAATGAGATTGGTATAAATGCTTTGTTATCTGCTCCAACAACTAACGAAGTAAACTTTTTATCAGGTTTGTTAGAAACCTATACATCAGCTTTTGAACTTGCTTTAGGTGCAGGTAGTAAAACAGAATTTAATGCAGCGATACAACATCTAATAGGTCTTCATTCTAACTTTAATTTTTCTTTGAAAGCGTTTGATCAATCATTTAAAACAAGTGATAACTTTATTAATAGAGGTGCAATAAAAGCTGATTATAAGGAAAGATTTATTATTTCTTCTGATGATCCAGGTTTTGTTGGTAAGGGTATTAATGTTGGAGGAAAAGTTATTAGATTTCCTAGTCAACTAATGACTGCTACTGATGCTTTAGTACAAGCACCTAATCTTATTGGATCTATTCACTATCAAGGTTATATAGAAGGCATACAACAAGGTTTAAAAGGTCAAGAGTTGAGTGATTTTGTAAAAGGACATTTAGATGGAATTATTGAATATTATGCTTCTAACAGTGGCAAAGGTATTAAAGATCCAATAACAGCAAGAATATTAAAACGATCACAAGAATTTGCAAAACGCAGTACTTTTACTGAAGACATCAGAACTGATGGATATTCTGGGTTTGGTAAAACAGCAAAGAAGATTAACGAAACAGCTAATGAAGTTCCTTTAGTAAGAGCTTTGATGGCTTTTGTTAGAACTCCTACAAACATCTTAAAAAGACAATTAAGAAGAACCCCTGCTTTAAATTATCTTTTAGGTGAATTAAAAAATGATCTTAACAGTGTTGATCCAATAGTAAGAAACCAAGCTAGAGGGCAAATGAGATTAGCTAATGGTTTAGGAACAATGATTGTTCCTTTAGTCGCTATAAATGCTTTTAGAAAAGATGATCCTAACTACTACCCCCCAACAATCTTGACAGGTGGTGGTCCTGATTTTACTACAAAAGAAGGTAGAGCAGTATATGGCAATATGAGAAAAAACGGATGGCAAGCGTACAGCATTGGTAGTTTGCAAAAAGATGAAAATGGCAATGCAATTATTGGAGAAGATGGCAAGCCAGTATATAAATATCAGTCTTATGAAAGAATAGATCCTTTATCAACTTGGATAGGTCTGATGGTTGATTTTGTTAATGTAAGTGGTTTCTTAACTAATGATGAATATGATGAATTTATGGTCGGATGGGTAGGAGCTTTTAGTAGAAACCTTATTGATAGAAGTTATACAAGACAAGTTTATGAAGCTAGTCGTGCTATCTATGATGAAAACAGGAGAGAAGATTTTTTTGCTAGACAGTTAGCAGCTAGAACACCTTATGCCAACTTTGTAAGATACGCTAAAAGATTACCAGGCGATCTTTTAGATATGGTCGGTCAAGAAAAAGGAGAACGCTTTAGACAAAAACGTGATTTAAAAGTAAGAGCAGGGGATATAGTTAATGAGCAAGGTAAAGAAATTCAAGGAGCAAGCGAACTTAGAAAGTTATTAAATCAAGCATCAGAAACTGTACCTGGTTATAGTGCTGATCGTCCTTACATGAGAGAACATATAACTGATGAAGCAATCTTATATCCTGAAAAAGCAGGTCCAGATTTATTTAACTTTGTTAGAAAAAGTCAAAGTAAAAACCATCCTATATTTAGTGCTTTAGCTAAGATTGCAAAACCTTTAAGAGAACCATCTGATGTTATTACTGGTAGTGCTACTAACAGTCAAATAGAACCGTACAAACTAACATCAAATGAATATGCTCAATTAAGAAAGGTTGTAAATAACCATATTCCAGCATCACAAGAATATGGCAACAATAATCTTAATGATGCTTTGAAGTTGTATCTCAAGAGTTCACATTACAAGAAGAATATTGCAATAGTTGAACAAAATGGTGTTGAAGATTCACCAATAGCAGTAGATCAGATATACGATAAGTTAAGAGATATAAACAACTATTACATTGAGGAAGGAGAAAATGAGTGGATAAGAAATTCGGCAACAGGTAGAATAGGAGAACAGCGACAAAAAAAACGTGACACTCAACTTAAGTACCTAAAAGACCTTCAATCATTATCTTCTGACTAATCATGGCTACTAACACCGCATCATCGTCTACTACCCATACTGGTAATGGAAGTACTACTGCTTTTGCTATATCTTTTTCTTTTTTATCTGATAGTGAAATTGATGTAACAGTTGCAGGTGTACTAAAAACCATAACCACACACTATACAATTAGTGGGTCTACTCTTACCTTTACTGGTGGCAATACCCCTGCTGATGGTGCTGCTATCAAGTTTCAAAGAGATACTGATATATCTGCTAAAAAGGTAGATTTTCAAGATGGTAGTGTTCTTACAGAAATAGATTTAGATACTAATGCCGATCAGGTCTTATTTGCTCAACAGGAAATTATAGATAAATTAAGTGGTATTGAAGAAAATGCTACAGCAGATCAAACAAACGCAGAGATAAGAACAGCAGTAGAAGCTGCAACTGATAGTAATGTCTTTACAGACGCAGATCATTCTAAGTTAAATGCAATAGAAGCTTCTGCAACAGCAGACCAAACAGCAAGTGAAATTAGAACACTTGTAGAAAGTGCTAGTGATAGTAACGTGTTTACTGATGCAGACCATACTAAGTTAAATGGTATTGAAGCTAGTGCAACTGCTGACCAAACTAATGCTGAGATAAGAGCAGCAGTAGAAGCAGCTACAGATTCTAATGTCTTTACTGATGCAGATCACACAAAACTTAATGCTATAGAAGCTAGTGCAACTGCTGATCAAACAGGTGCAGAAATTAAAAGTGCATACGAAGGTGAATCTAATACTAATGCTTTTACTGATGCTGAAAAAACCAAGTTATCAGGAGTAGAAGCTAGTGCTGATGTAACAGATGCCACTAACGTAGATGCTGCTGGTGCAGTGATGAACAGCGACCTTGATACCAAAGGTGAAATCTTAGTTGGAGATGGCTCTGGAGATCCTACAGCCCTCTCTGTTGGTACTAATAACTATGTTTTAACTGCTGATAGTAGTGAAGCGACAGGTGTTAAATGGGCTGCTGCACAAGGTGGTGGTGGTGGTGGTGGAATAAGTAATGTTGTTGAAGATACTTCACCACAACTAGGGGGAGACTTAGATGTTCAAGCTCGTGAGATTACTACAAGTACAACTAACGGTAATATTGTTCTTAATCCCAACGGTGAATTTGGTGTAGTCAGAATCAAAGGTGACAATACTAATAGTGTTGATGGAACACTTGAACTTAGGTGTTCAACAAATGCTCATGGTGTAAAAATTAAATCACCAGCCCATAGTGCAGGTGCAAGTTATACATTAACTTTGCCTATAAATGTTGTTAATGGTCAATTTTTAAAAACAGATACAAATGGAAACCTTAGTTGGGCTGCTGTAGATTTAACTGCTTTAAGTGCAGCAAACCTAACTTCTGGAACAATACCTGATGCCAGGTTCCCTGCAACTTTACCAGCAGCTTCAGCAGCAAACCTTACTTCTATACCTGCTGCCAATATTACAGGTACGTTACCAGCTATTGATGGATCAGCATTAACAGGTGTTGCATCTACAACTGGTGGTGGTGCGATCTACGAGAATAGTGCTACGATTAGTGCATCTCGCACAATCCCATCAGGGTCGAATGGTATGAGTGCAGGTCCAATTTCCGTAGCAGACGGAATCACATTAACTGTCAGTTCTGGCAGCGTTTATACAGTAGTTTAATTATGGCAATTTCTATAAACGGATCTACAAATGTAATAACAGGACTTGCAGTAGGTGGGTTGCCTGATGGAATAGTAGATGCGGATATGCTTGCAGCAAACGCTGTAGCAAGTGGAAAGATAGCAAGTGGAGCAATTACTGCTGCAAAATTAGCAAGTGGTGTTGGCGGTAAAGTTTTACAATGCAAAGTAAACTATCATGCTTCAACTGTAGTTGTTACCAATACTGGAAGTATAGGCGATACATATGGTTTGACTGGAAACAGAGTTTATGGAGATCTTAATACAATAGCGATTACACCTACATCTGCTACTAGCACGATGGTAATTCAAGCCATATCAGGTGTAACAGATTCAGGTAGTGGAGGTCAAAACTCAACAGGTGCTTTTGGTGTTGTGGCAATTTTAAATAATGCTTCTACAGGTGCTATAGATAATAGTGATTATCAACTTTATCCAGAAACAGGTACATTAGGTAGTGGCTGGTATGGACCAAACGTTGTATGTCAAGGACATTATGCTTCTGGTAATACAACCGCACAAACTTGGAGATCAAAAGGCTATTCTTATCGTGAAAGTGGAACAAATATATCTAAATTTATAAAAAGCCATTTAATAATTTGGGAGGTCGAAATTTAGTGGAATATAAAATGACTAAATGTGATGCTGTTTCATCTTTAAGACCAAAAGCATCATTTAAGTGGAACCCAGAAACAGATGTTGTAAGTCAATGGTCTGACCCAGATGGAAATACTATTCCTTCTGATTCAGAAATAGCAACTGAAATAACAAATTTACAAGCTGCTTATGATGCTAAACAATATCAAAGAAATAGAAGAGCAGAATATCCATCTATTGAAGATCAGCTAGATGACATTTATAATAATGGTGTTGATGCTTGGAAAGCTACTATCAAAGTTACCAAAGACAAATATCCTAAACCATGACAGCAAAGATTAAACTAAACGCAGCATCAGGTGGTGGGTCTTTCAGCTTACAAGCACCCTCATCTTCTGCTAATAACAGAGTTTTTACATTACCAGATTCAGCAGATGCAACACTTTTAACAAGCACTTCATCTGTAGGAAAAGTTTTACAATATAAAGTTTCTAAGAAAACAAATACTACCTCAACTTCCTCGCAAAGTTATTCAGAAATAAGTAGTGATTTTCGTATTACACTTACACCAACGGCTTCAGATAGCACGATTATCGTAACAGCTTATCTTGTGGCATCTAATAATAACAATGCTACAAGTTTTAGATTACTAAGAGATACTGCAAGCGATTTTTCTGGAACATCAACTGAAGTCATAACACCAAGTGATTTCGCTGCAAATGAAGATGGGGTATGTACAATTTATGAGGGTTCATATCATATGATGACTTTTCCTGTTACTGGTTATGAAACTTCTGGAAACACAACTGCAAGAACTTACAGCCCTTTTTGGAGAATAGGTGGAGGAACTGCATATTTAAACAGGATAAGTTCTAGTAGCGATTATATGAGTGTTTCTACAATGACAGTTATGGAGATTGCAGCATAATGGCAAATTTAGATCACGAGGCAATACGCAAGGCTTACCCTAACGCTGTAAGGATAGATGACAGCACAGGAGCATTTAAAGAAGATGGAACGCAGATTAATTTGGTTCAATCTGCTATAGATAGTGCAAGAGTTACGTTAGATGCTGAAGCTGCTGCTGTTAAGTACAAAACCGATAGAACAACTGATGGTTCTACAACCTACGATACAATCGGAAATCAACTTGATATGTTGTATGCAGATATGCTCGCTGGTAAACTAGATACAACTGGAACGTGGGCTACCCACATAAAAAACGTCAAGGATTCAAATCCAAAACCTAGTTAATTATGTCAGAGATCAAGGTAAATTCGATAAAAGGGGTAAGTGCATCTGTAGCTGCCTTAAGTATTAATAATACTGATGGAACGTGTACTGCCAACATTACTAATAACCTAAGTAATAGACGGCTCACAATTAACGGAGAT